TCGGAGCAATCGTCTCTGCCCCATTCTGGCTGTGGTTGTACGTCGCGGCCGATAGATTGTGGAGTTCGTTGATATGACTTCCCTCCCCTGGCAGGAAGATGTATCAAGCGGCGTTTGGTTCAATCACGGCGTCGCACACAGCCTCTACGCATACCGCAACGAGAAACGCGAGCGCTGGTTGTGGCTGCTCGTTACACCCGGTGGCTGCTGGACGTCACACCCGATATTCGTCACCGCCGCGCTGGCTATGGAAAAGGCCGAGGGTTTTCTCCACGACATCATGGAGGACATCCGCGGGGCAATAGCAGAGGAGTTGTAGCGTGTGGATTTTGAATGGGACATTGAGAATCCGCTGGCGAGGTGTAAAGGTGAGACTGCTAAAAGTAACGCTGCTTTGCACGATTATGCTGCTATGGGGAGTGGGCGCAGCATTCGCGCACTCTACGCAGGGTATCGTCAGCGACTGGACGGCGAAGCGGCAGCAAAGCCGCCCTCTTCACGAGAGCGCACGCTGTTTACATGGTCTGAACGCTACGCCTGGCAGGCCCGCGTCGCCCGATACGATGAGCTGGAGCGAACCGCCGAATTTGCGGCCATCAGGGAAGCCGCAATCGCAGACCGTAAAAAGCGCATCGCGTCACTTGAGCAATATCGCGACCACATCATCAAGGCACTCGATAAGCTCGACCCCGCCGATGCCCGCCACAAAGACGTCACTTCCGCACTTCGCATGGTCACCGACGAGCTTCGTACCGAATACGGCGACAATGTCGAGCGGCACGAAATTAGCGGGCCGGACGGCGGCCCTATTGAGCACCGGGAGGTCAACATCAGCGATGAAGAGCGAGATAGAGCAATATCTGCACTCGCTGACACGCTCGCAGCAAAATTACGTTGAGAGCGTTTTTGGCGGCACCGCGCTGTGGGCACCGCAATCCGCACCCCAGTGGCGTGCGATGCTCAGCAATGCAGACGAGCTGTTTTACGGCGGCCAGGCAGGCGGCGGTAAAACGGACCTGCTGCTCGGCTGCGCTCTCTCGCTCCATACCGACGCCGTCATCTTCCGCCGGGAATATCGCCAGATGACCGGCGCAAGGGGCATCATAGACCGCAGCCGCGAGCTTATCGGCTCTCGCGGACGCTACAACGGCCACGAGCACGTCTGGCGCGACCTTCCTGGTGGCCGCTCCCTTGAATTCGGCAGCATCCAGTACGAGGCAGACAAATACAACTGGATGGGTCGCCCGCACGACCTTATAGGCTTTGACGAGATTACGGAGTTCACCGCGAGCCAGTACGATTTCGTCATCCGCTGGAATCGCTCAATCATTCCAGGCCAGCGATGCCGCGTTATCGCCGCCGGCAACCCGCCCATGCACTCAGACGGGCGATGGGTAATTGATTACTGGGGACCGTGGCTTGACGAAAAACACCCGAATCCTGCAATGCCGGGCGAACTGCGCTATTTCGCCACGATTGACGGCGAGAGCGTCGAGGTGGGCGACCCCGACCCTATAGACCACGACGGGGAGGAGATTATCCCCACCTCCCGTACATTCATTCCCGCCAGCCTGGACGACAACCCATACCTCGGGGACGATTACCGCGCCCGCCTCCAATCCGCACCGGAACCCCTCCGCAGCCAGCTCCTCTATGGCGATTTCAGTCTCAGTGTAGACGACCACGAATATCAGGTAATACCGACGAAATGGGTGAAAGCGGCGCAGGAACGATGGACGCCGGAGCCGCCCACGAATCTCTGCGACGCTATGGGTGTTGACCCTTCACGTGGCGGTAAAGACGAATTTGCCATGTGCCTCCGCTATGGCACCTGGTTCTCGGACGTCATAGCAAAGCCAGCGACCGATGCCCCGGACGGCAAAGCAGGCGCGGCACTCATAACCGCTGCGCTTCTGGCAGCCGACTGCGAGGGCAATCCGGCAATCAACATCGACGTCATAGGCATTGGCAGTAGCGTCTACGACCACACGAAAGAAATCCTGACGCGCGTCAGGGGTGTCAATTTCGCAGCAGGCAGCAGCGCGACGGATAAATCAGGGCTATTCGCAATGAGGAACATACGTGCAGAGGCGTGGTGGGCGTTGCGCGAGACCCTGGACCCGGTCGGCGGGGATGACATAGCACTGCCGCCAGACCGGCAACTGCTTGCCGACCTGACCGCTCCCCGCTACCGCGTCACCACCGGCGGCATTACCGTGGAGGAAAAGGACGACATCAAGGCAAGGCTGAACCGCTCGCCCGACAGGGGCGAGGCCGTCGTGCTGGCACACTACATCGCCCCCTCCCCTCCTATACCGGCAGGCGAGACGATAGCAATCGACCCGGCGCGGTATACCGGCAGGCAAAGGAGCCGCATATGGCAACGATAAGAGAGCTGCTGCGCGACCGCATCATAACCGCCCTGGGTGGCGTACCCGCAGTCGACGCCACGCGCCGCGCCACAGAGTCGTATGTACATGGATACGACGACGGCAACGACGACCCGGCAAGTGGTGACATAGCAAAGGGTGGGTATGGCTATACCGTCGCCGGTGCTCCTGCTATGGGCATTACCGGCCTGCCCTACGGGCGCATACTCAACACGGCCCTTGACCTGTGGTATTCCAACCCCGTAGCACGCCGTTACATCCAGATTAAGACCGACCACATCGTCGGACGCGGCCTCGCCATCCGCACCGAGGACGAGGATTTACAGCAGATACTCGACTCGTTCTGGAAGACAAATAAGATGGAGACACGCATCCGCGAGTTTACGTGCCAGCTCTTCCTCCTGGGCGAGCAGATATATCCCGTCTTTGTGCGTGAAAGCGACGGCGCGGTACGCCTGGGCTACATCGGCCCCGACAGCGTACACAGCGTCGTACAGCATCCCGAAAACGCGCTGGAGAGGTGGGCCGTCGTGCTTAAACCCTCCGAAAATGTCACGCAACACTACGGCAAGCGTGCCTATCGCATCGTTCGTGCCGACGAGGGCTACGAAGACAACGGCGGCATGATAACCGGTGTATATGGCGATGCGCTCGTCACGGCAAAGCAAAGCAACATACAGCCGTGGGAGCTTGAGATGCTCAAAGATTGCGGGCTGGCGGATTACACCGGCTCGTGCCTCTATTACGGCGTAAACGCCATGAGCAATCAGCCACGCGGCTATAGTGACCTGCTTGCCGCCTCCGACTGGCTCGACCAGATTGACAGCGTGCTGTTCGCGCTTGCAGACCGCGAGCAGCAGCTCAATTACTGGGCGTGGGACGTTACCGTGCGCGGCCTCGAACCTGACCAGGTTACGGCACGTGCCCGCGAGATTGCCCGCCGCGTACCACCCAAAGGCGGCGCGAATATCCACAACGAGGCTGAAGAGTGGGTGCCCAACACGCCCGACTTGAAGCAGCGAGGTACCGTTGAAACCTCCTCTACTCTCCTGGCTTTCGTCCTGGGCGGCCTGGGAATCCCCGTGCACTGGTATGGTAGTGGCGACGACACCAATCGCGCCACCGCCCAGGCGCAGGGTGACCCGACGTGGAAATCACTACAGGCCGCCCAGGGCACCGTCGGGGGGATGATAACGGAGATGCTCGCCTTCGTGCGCGACCAGGCACGCATAGCGCGGACGTGGAACGGTGACCCCGATACGGCGATAACGATAGAGATGCCGGAGATGACGTCGTCCGACACGCGCGAGTGGTCTGAGGCGGCCCGCAACGTGGCAGCTGCCCTGGCAGTAGCCGCCGATATGGGCATACCGACAGAGAAGGTTCTTGAGGTATGGGCAAAGATATTCTCGGAGATAGGCATAGGCATCGAAGTCGATTTCACCGACATCGCGCCAGAACCTGACGTGGTCGGCGAGGCGCTCAACGAGGCCTTCGCGGCACGCGTAGCGGAAGCGCAGAGAGGTAACGGCAATGCCAACGCCTGAAGAGCTGTACGCTGACGAGCTTGAGCAGATAGCGCGGCGATTCGTGACCCTGGAAGATACCACTGTTAAGGGCATGGTGGAGCTCCTCCAACAGCTACGCCGCGACATATCGGAGCGCCTTGGCGAAGTCGACGGCTTTGACATCTTTCGTCTGCGTGAACTGCAGGCTCGCGTCAATGACCTGATAGTGCAGTTTGGCGGCCAGCTCACCGGCC